TGGCACGGTTAAACAAATTACAATAAATATACATAAAATTATTTAAAAATTATATGTATATATTTAGTAAATGGATAATAATATGGATGAGATTATAAATGAAAATAATTTATTAAAACAGCATGTAAATGAACTTGAAGAGCGATTAAAAAAATATACAAGTGGTAAAAATCACAAGAAATATTATGAAAAAAATAAGGAAAAGGTTATGGAAAATGGTGCCAATTATTTACATAAATTAAAAGAAGAAAACCCTGATAAATTAAAGGAATATAGAAGGCGAGCATATTTGAAAAGAAAAGAAAAATTAGAAAAGGAGAAAAATGAAAATATTTAGGAATAAATAAATATGCGGAAAACTATTTAAAATAAATGTTTAGTAAATGTATAAGGATGGAAAAGGCGAAAGAGAAACCGACAGAGTTTTTCAAATCCACCAAAACTTCGCTCAAAAGCATACTGAAACACCCTGAAATCAACACAACTAAAATTAATGATGTAGTCATCAAGTCACACAAAATCGTTATTCATACTTTACAATTTCTAAAAATGTATATTCTTCATCATTATCAAACACAATCACAAACCATACCTATTATTGATAAGATTTTGATTTTGAATGTTATGAAGGTTGTTTGTGGTGAAAAACATACCAAAACAGGAAAACCACCCAAGAAAGAAACCGTTGAACTCACTACAAAACTTACTTCCTTCTATACAGAGCATTACAAACCGTATACACAACCAGAGCAATTGGATTATGAATATATGAGTAATGTGCTTTCTTATTTATGTGAAGACATTATGACGATGTATGAAAATAACATTCAATTACATTATGTGGATTATGTAGAACGCTTTGTAAATGTTGTGTGGAAAAAGAAGATGATGGTTGAGAAGATACGAAAAATATTTCCTACCAAAAAAGAACGAGAAGCACGAGTTCGGCAATTGGAAAAGGAACTGCGAAAAATAAAGAATGATTTGTTGAATGTAGATAATAATATTGAATACACATCACAACCACACTATCATAAATGGATTACCCAACAAAAGAAATATATTCTTCCCAACAAAAAGTTTCAAAAACAAAGCATTTATTATGATTTGAAATGTAAACCTATGGATTATTTCCCCTGTATGATTACAATGATGAAACAAGTAGAAACTGATGAGGAAACAATCAGTAATGTTTTTCCTTTACGAAGTAGTATTGCACCCGGATATATTCGGTTAGACACGATTACATTAGTGTATTTGCTTTTACGAAAAGAACAAGGAAAGAAAAGTGATTTTAGTAATCAAGGCAATACCAAGAAACACGAAGATAAAATATGGAAGTTCTTTTTTCGCACAGAAAAGAAGGTATTTCGTAAGAATGGTTTTTCATTCCATCATATGATTTCTACAGATGGGGTAGGAGTTTCCATATTATTTATTCGTGATGATTTGGTTGGAAAGCGATTACCAAATGCGAAGAAAGGTGTATCAAAAGAATTGTATATTGATGAACTAAATGATTATTCTATATTACAAAATAAGAAGATTATTGGGATTGACCCTGGTAAGGAAGATTTGATTTATTGTGTAGATGATGCTTCCAAAGATGCAAATGTATTTCGGTATTCACAAAATCAACGAAGGAAAGAAACCAAGATGAAAAAATACAACAATATCATATTGGGTATGAAAACCAATAAAATACAAGGAAAAAGTGTGGTTGAATACGAAACAGAGTTGTCTTTGTATAATCGTAAAACACTTTGTATGGATAAGTTCAAGTCATACATAACCGAAAAGAATAGAATAAACCATATGTTATTTGATTTTTATGAAAAATATTTGTTTCGTAAGTTGAAGTTTGGAAGACATATCAATATCAAACGAAACGAACAAAAGATGATAAGTAATTTTAGGAAGATGTATGGTAATCCCGAAGATGTTGTTATTTGTATTGGAGATTGGGAACAGCGAAAACAAATGAAATACAAAGAACCAACATTAGGAAAAGGAATGAGAAGTTTGCTCCGTAAAAACAACTACAATGTATATTTAGTTGATGAGTTTAGAAGCAGTTGTAAATGCTCCAAATGTGATGGAGGAGTATGCGAGAAGTTTATGGTAAGGAAAAATCCAAGACCAAATAAAGATGATATGCGGTTGGTTCACGGGCTACTACATTGTAAGAATGGTTGTGGCGAGTGGAACAGAGACCGTAATGGTTCATCTAACATCTATAAGATAGCATACCAAGCAATATATGGTTTGGAAAGACCAGGGTATCTATGTAGAACAAGTAATCAAGCAGTTTTAACGAATTGCTATAAACAAAATATACACAAGGTATGAAAAGACCTAAACTTTGAATGTATTTTTTTTGGTGCTAACCGTGCCATTTTAAATCTTCAAAGGTGTATAACTATATAAAGTCCCGGTAAATCCAAGGGTAAATTTCTAGACGCGTTTCATTATTGGTGTTCGTTTCTTAGAGGTTTTTCGCGTCTTGGTAGATTTCTGTTTCTTAGGGGATTTTCTTTTTATCTTTCCTCCTTCTTTTATCAGTGGCCTGCATTTTCGCCCCCTTACGCCAAAACCCGTATTTTTAAGAATCCACTTGCGGTTTAATGAAACTCGGGTAAGTGGATTTCTTGGCTCCTTATTGCTTTCTATTTCTTTAACAATCCATTCCCTTAAAGAATCACGGTCATAACATACTGATTGACCCGGTATTTTCACTGCGTCTTTTCTATCGATGATAGGTTTAAGTGAAATCGGACATATCGGTTTTACTTCCCCGTCATTGATGCTGCAACTTTCATATTCCTCATCTGTCATACACCAAGGCTCATAGTTCTCACGATTGTTAACGGTTTCGAAGTCCCCTTTTTTGTGTCCACCTTTTGTCTGTGGCACGCATTTTTTATCACCTATATTTGGGTTGCATCTACGGGTATATTTATGTTTACGTCTACTATCCCTAAACATAAATGTAAGTATATATATACTTTTGATTTTTTTTGGATTTTGTCACATTTTACACCGCTGGACATTTGTAATGGGATATATTTATACAAAAGACCTTAACTCCAACTGTTTGTATTCACGATCACTCTGCTGAGGTAATTCTAATGGAACAGCTAATGTGCTTTGGTCTTCACAGTATTTCATATAACCGACTGCTTCATTATATACACTTGGGACTGCATAATCAAGTACAATTTTATTTAATTTGGACACTTCACCTGTGATATTATTCATATCAAACTCAGCATACTGTAAGAAAATACTTCGCATAATTATTTTCAACGTGTCCATGTTTTGCGGGGCTATCACATATTTTTCATTTGACATCTTATATACACCTGCACGTAGCCCATTTTGTACTATTTGAATATTATCAGCAGAGAAATAAACAGTTGCCAATAGATTTGACTCTAAATCACCCGCTATTGCTTCTCTATATTCGGTTGTTTTATTTTTTAATGCAATGCGTTCCTGCATTTTAAATTGAACTTCAGGGGTAGGAGCTTCCACTATATTAACACGTCCATTATGTACAGATTTATCTAATATTTTGTTGTTTTCGTATATTTCTATATTGGTCAAATTCATTTGATGGTATAATCTTTAATAAGAAATAAATATGCAAATCACTAAATATTTAGTAATATGAAATAGATTGTACTGAATAATTTATAACATTAATATATAATGGAGTGGTTCTACTTTATAACTATTGCAATCGCCATAATTTTACTAATATGTATGTTAACTTTTATCGGTATACGTATGGTAGGAAATAAAAAAGGAAGTAACGATGATGATACATTTCCCCCTATTCAAAATACGTGTCCTGATTTATGGGATTCTGAATTAGATAACGATGGAAAAGTATGGTGTAAAGTTCCAGATGCAACATCAATCAATGTGGGAAATTTACGTGGAAGCCCAACCACATTAGAAGCTATTCCTGGATATGCTGTCCGTAATGGAGCGGCATGGGCTAATTTTAAAGATAGCGATACCAGTGATTGTGCAAAAAAGGCATGGGCAAGTACAAATAGTATAACATGGGACGGAATTACTAATTATAACCAATGTGATGAATAATCACTTGAACTGTGGTATTGTAATAATAATTGATTTATTACAATATATTATCTCTATTTACAAAACAATTCCTTTGCCATGGTTTTTATTATTTTGTTATCTAACTTTATTTGGGCGTCTTCCACATCTCCTAACATTAATCTCATCATTTTGTAACAGAATTCATTATTACGAGTTTCCATTATTTCACAATCCGGGTGGGCGTCTTTCCATTTTGGAACTGCTCTACAATTGTTCATCGTAACACGGTTTAATATCTTACGTAACTTTGTTAGCTCCTCCGTGTCCTTACTCCATTCATCTTTATCTTTGATATACATCGTTTCTCGTTTGATGTCCGTGCAATGTATGGGTCGTTTTGTGATATCCATACCCTTTAACCGTTCCATGATCATCTTCGTCATACCATTCACATACCCATGATGTCCTATGTATTCAATTTCATCTATTTGAACATCTAAATTACCGAGGAAGTCGGTTATGTTCATGGCGTCCTTGCAGGTATCATTGAGAAAAAAGTTTAGATTGAATTGATTATTGTTATTGTTTGTGGTGTTATTATTTGTGGTGTTATTATTAATTGTAATTCCATTTTTGACTACATCTACCATCTGGCTTTGTAATTCCATATTTTGCTTTTGCAATGCAACAACTGCTGAATGCTCTTCTATCATTAAAGAACGCTCTTCTACCATTAATTCTTTAAACTCCTCATTCTGTTTTAATAACCTTAAAATTATACTCGCATCACTCGTCGGTTCGCTTATACTATTTTGTATTTCATCGGGTGTTTCGTCGTCTGATATATCGTCATTCATAGTATCTACATACGTACATTTCTTTTTATGTCGAGTTAATGACGGGGCTTGTTTATATTCCTTACCACAAGAACACATAAATTTTTTGGCATTTTTTGGCATTTTTTCGTTAGCATTTATTAGCATTTGATGTTTTGCAGTCAATATATGTGCATCATAATTACTTTGTTTACTGCATATAAAGTTGCATTTTTCACATTTATATTTTTCGGCATTTTTCGGCATTTTTTGAGTTAGCATTTTGTTAGCCGTTTCTCTTAATATATGCTAACATAAAAAATGCCTAAATCCTTTTACAAATAATTATTAAAAAAAGTGTGCAGTCAACCTAAAATTATTTTTTTGGGATTTGCTGCATTATGCTCTAAACTGGTTTTTTGTGTTTTTTCCGAAAAAGAAATGGCTGGACTTTTCAAAAATGGACATTTTCAGAATGTCCTTTTTTCAGAATATGAAAGACTTTTTTATTTCGTGTTTTTTCTGATAACTATATAAATTGAAAATAGGATATAAAGAACCAACCACAAACTTATTTACAAAACAAATCCTTTGCCATCGTTTTTATTATTTTGTTATCTAACTTTATTTGGGCGTCTTCCACATCTCCTAACATTAATCTCATCATTTTGTAACAGAATTCATTATTACGAGTTTCCATTATTTCACAATCTGGGTGGGCGGATTTCCATTTTGGAACTGCTCTACAATTGTTCATCGTAACACGGTTTAATATCTTACGTAACTTTGTTAGCTCCTCCGTGTCCTTACTCCATTCATCTTTATCTTTGATATACATCGTTTCTCGTTTGATGTCCGTGCAATGTATGGGTCGCTTTGTGATATCCATACCCTTTAACCGTTCCATGATCATCTTCGTCATACCATTCACATACCCATGATGTCCTATGTATTCAATCTCATCTATTTGAACATCTAAATTACCGAGGAAGTCGGTTATGTTCATGGCGTCCTTGCAGGTATCATTGAGAAAAAAGTTTAGATTGAATTGAGTATTGTTATTGTTTGTGGTGTTATTGTTTATGGTTTGAGAATTCTTTGCTAATTCCATTATTTGGGAATTTTGCTCAATCAATAATTGCTTAAAATCTTGATTTTCTTTCACTAATGTTCCTATTATACTATGTAATCCAGTGGGTTCTGGGGTTTCTTCTTCAAATTCATTCACATATGCTGTGGCGTTTTCTGGCATTTTATATGTACATTTTTGTTTATGTACAGATAAGCCTTGACGATATTTATATTTTTTTCCACAATCACATGTAAATGCTGTGGCATTTTCTGGCATTTTATTGTCATCATTTATGTCATCATTTGTCATCATTTGGTGTTTTGCAGTCAATATATGATTATTGTAATTACTTTTTTTGCTGCATTTAAAGTTACAATTATCGCAAGTATATTTTTTGGCATTTTTTGGCATTTTACTTGTCATCATTTGTCACTATTATATGATGACATAAAAAATGCCTAAATCCTTTTACATAAAAGTATAAAAAAAAAGTGTGCAGTCAACCTGAAATTATTATTTTGGGATTTAAAGCATTATGCTCTGAACTGGTTTTTTGTGTTTTTTCCGAAAAAGAAATGGCTGGACTTTTCAAAAATGGACATTTTCAGAATGTCCATTTTTCGAAATATGAAAGGGTTTTTATTTTTGTGTTTTTTTCTGATAACTATATAAATTGAAAATAGTACTTAAAGAACCAAATAAAAAATCTTATGTAATATATTTGATGACATTGGGTGGTTCATCTGCTAAAAATTCAAGTTTGGTCAATTCAACTGGGCGTTGAACCAACACATGTTCAAAAATATCAGAATCATTTTTTATTTTAATATCTAATTGGCAATTATCGTCGAGAGTAATTATAGGTTTAGCATTTGTTCGTACTGGTTCTCGCCTTTCCATTTCCATGACTTCGTATTTTAACATGCGTAGATTTCTGGCTTCAGGTGTAATTTGGTCAAGTTGAATTCGAATCGCCTGTTTTAATAATTCAATATTCTCGGTATCTTTATATTCTGCAAGTAATGACCGCATGGATTCAGTTAGTTTAAATATGGATTCATTCCTTTTTATAATTAACTCATTCTTGATATTGTTTTCATAAATATCATTGTATATTTTAATAAAGTCCTCATACAGTTTGGTAGTAGAGTTATAGGTAATAATTTCTTCATTGAAAACCCGAATAGACTCTTCTTCCGTAATATAACTAAATAATCCGTCTAATTTATCACATATAATCTTTTGCTTAGAATCCTCAATATCGTCTTTATACATTTTCATATATGTGCGATAATACGGCAGATAACTATTGTATATTTGTATATCCAAGTTACACGGGTTTCGTGTATCACCGCAAAATGCAATATATTTAGAATCTTTAATACTAAAAATAGTACCGACACGGCGGTCACATTTAATACACGCGGGTTTCACCGATAAAACAGCATTACGTCCCATTTTTTTAGTAGGAGCTTTTTTGTACGCTTGACGTTTGAGTTTATGTAATTCTTTTTCGTAAGTCGCCTTCATTTTAAAATAGTCGTTTAATGTTTCAACATACGTTTTATTTCGTCTTTCATCTTCATCTTCTTTGGCTGCATTCAACGATATAGTAGTTTCAGCATTACGAAATTCAATACTGGGTGTATTCTCCATAACAAACTCACTTACTCCATCTGGAAATTCATGAATAATATGTACACTTGTATTAGAAATATGGAGAACCTTCAATGTTTTAGTATCACCCAAGTAAATGGACTCTAATAACATGTTATTTTCACATTTTAGTTCTTGAAGTGATGGTGGCAATTTCTCTATTTTGGTCATTTTATTAGATGAACAATGGAGAACCTGTAAATTTTTAAGATAATCCACCTCAATAACATCAATATAATTGTTATTTATGTTAAGTTCTTCAAGTGTAACGGGTAGGTTCTCCAATGTTAATAAAAGATTATGATTACATGTGAATTTTGTAAGCCCTACTGGTAAATTAGTAACACTGGTAACATCACCTTTGTTAATAACAATTTCTGCAATTAAACCAAATCCCATATTTTTTAAGACAGAAAAATCTAAATCTCCATGCAACGATTGTTTAAATTCAAGTCTTTCAATCCGTTTATTGGTCATTGTGAGAACATCATGTAACTCGGTATTCCCAATGTTATTATGTTCCAATATATGTTCTCTTTGTTCGCGAATAATGTTCATACTATAATATATAATAATAATATATATATTATACCTGAATAAACGGCAAATCAGTAATATTCGATGATTGATGTTCTCGTTTTTGTTTATTATTTTCTTGATAATATCGTATCTTGGAAACAATAAATTCTTGGTCATGTAATAATTTTTGTTGTTTTTCATAATCATTAGGTTTATTAGTATAACAATAATACAATATAACTCCAACAAGAAAAACAAAGAGTAAGAGAACCGTAATATTAAGGATATAATAATAAAAATTTACTCTGTTAACATGACATTTATGTAGAGTTTGTTGTAATTGCGAACTGGCATTGTTCTCAATTAATTGTGGAAAATTCATATAGTATATACAGAGGACAATTATATATTATATTTGCATGATTATATTATCACATATACGCTAAATAATACAAAACAGAATAATAACAAAAAATAGCCATTAATAAAATGACAAACCAAATAGGGAAAACCGTTTTATGTTTATACCCTACACCAAATTCGCGGAACCCCCCATCTTCAGTATATATCATTAATGGTTGTGAATAATGCAATGTAAATGCGAGAAATATAAACAAAAAAACAGCAATATTGACCTTGTTATTATGTACAAAAGCTTTAATGTGGTTCATGTATTATTTATATTAAGACTATAAATAATAATGTGAAAAAAACCAAAGAATGTTAAATATTTCAATAATATATTTTATACCATTGAAAATTTCAATCCGCCTCAATAGCCCCCTCCCGAATGGGCTATCTGGTGGTTAAGCGTAGCAGAACTACACACAATGTTCCGCTTAATAATTTTCAGGTTCTCTATCTTCTTCATAAAAAACCCCATCATCATAATCATCACCTAATCCGCTAATATCATTAGCTTCTATATCAGCATGATTTGTAGCTTCCATATCATCATCATGGTCAATATCATAAATTTCTCTACGCATGTTATTAAGACCTTCATGTACATTCCCAGCAACATCTTCATTTAATTGTGCTAACAATTCGTTACGTTCTCTGGTATAAGTATCTTTATCATAATGAACCAATCCGCGTTGTTGTCCAACATTCCATCTACCAAGACGATATTTTTTCATTAGTACTTCAGCCTTTCGTGATTCATCAGACATATTATCAACACCCAAATAATCTACGAAACTTTTCTTTTCGCGTTCTTTTGCAATATTAACTTTTTTGAGAACATCATCATATGTATAATTAGTTTCTTTTTTATTATTCATTTCAATCTGTAAAAAAGCATACAATAAAGATGATGTGCGTGTTTTTAAGTCGGTATTCTGCGAATCTGTGTAAATTTGTATTTCCGTTATATCATCGTTATTGTCTGTAGTTTGTGAAATAGCTTCAATATGAAAGGCTGAATCGTTAATTTCGGTATTATGTTCTCTGCGTTGTGTTTTAGAAAGTAGTTTATCTGTATGAATAATATTAGGTTCATCGCTGAGATTAATATAATTACATAACAATAAGTAAAAACAATGGGTAAACAGTAAATAGATAGTTTCTTTTCCGAATAAAGAATAAAACGAAAGTATTTGTTTTTCACCAGATTCATTAATAATCTCTCGTTGAATATCTGTCTGCAATGGAATTAATTTTAGAATTCCATTAATGTCAGCAGTTTGGGAAACAATCTGTTGTAAAATAGTAGCAAGTGTTTCATCGTCACTAAATGCTTCAATCTTATGATGATATTTCTGTAAAAAGAACGCTATATCCTTTTCATGGTCTTCTGCTAATCCCCAATGTTTTGGGATTTTCATATAAGGAGTAGCATTATTTAATAAAAGTTCAGGATAAACCTTAGAAATCATAACAATAGCATTTTGTAAATATTGAGTCACAGTATACAATCCATTATCATAAATATTTTCTTTGTCATTGGGTGTATCAATCGTCCATTTGTTAATATCAGATAAAAAATCCCGCAATAGTTCATAGTCTTTGTTTGATAAATTCCCGTAACTATCAAAGAATTCCATGATTTTAGTATACATACGCTGGTTACATACAGACAAAAAATCAGTAAGGTCGTTAACTTCTTGTGTAAAAACATCATGCATTTTATTAGGATTATACTGATTAATAACATTGCGTAAATGTTCTCGTAGACGTTCACCAAATAGATTAGAGTCAACAACGTCCAAATGTTCGATAAATTCGGTAAGTCCATCAACAATATTAACAGTATTAGTAAGGTCAATCTCAACTCGGTTGCGATTATTGATTATGGTCATCACCGTATATAATGTATCAATAGTGTATTGTTTACCATTGCGTTTCAAAAATTCCATTTTTTCAAGCATAGACCAAGACGACTTATACTCAGGATGTTTTTCGTCACAAATAGTTAATAAATCGTCAGGAATGGGTAATTTTTTATCAAAATTACAATAAAAAATGATAGCTGCATAAATGTTCTCTTCTAATCTCCCAGTAGGTATGTCAGGGTGAAGTAATCTGGTAGATTCGTCATGAAAAAAAGATGGACAATAAGCGTAGTTATGTATAGTATGTTGTAAATTAATCATAGAACGAATTTTTTGCAGTAAAACCTTAATATTATTATCTTGTTCATTGAAATAAAGAATAGGTTTAATTAAATCAACGGTAGTATCATTACAACAAGCATTTTCTAAGAACGGAATTTGACTGGCGGTTTGTAACAAAAGTTCTTTATCCTTCACGATTTTATTAATAAGTTCAATGATACCATATCCAAATGCTGAAATCCGGCAATGTAACAATGATATCATATTGGTTTGGTTAGAATTCCCATTTTTAATAGTTTCAAATAATTCGGTTTTAAAATCTCCACTAATAGGTCGTAGTGATTTAATAACAGAATATGAAGTAACTGGTGGCAAAAAGTGGTGCCATTTAGAAATAGCATGTACCTTGGGAATTTCATGTTGGGGGTTTAATGATAAAAATAATCGTTTTGCGGTGTATAATTCATCAATATCACTACGAATAACAATATATTTCTCAAGAATGTCTTTAATACGACTGGTTATTTTCTCGGGGTTTAACTTTTGAATAGAGTCCCATGGTGTAATAGAACTTTTGATCTTATTAATAATACATGCCATGTATTGAATGCCACTAATATCTTCAATACCAGTTAATGGATATCCAGTAAATGATTTAATACAACCAGGAAAAACCCGATTTACAACAAAAGATGGAGTAGTAGATTGTATACTAACAAATATTATAGCAGAAACAATCATAATAATAGTTTCATTTCTATATTTGTTGTATGGAGGTAATGGTTTGCCATTTTTCTTTATCATAGCTTCATTGCGTCTACCATATGCAGTTTCAGTTAATATATGTTTGTCAATTACTTCATTAGAAACGCGTAATATAAAAGATTCCATACTGGAAATAGGTAAATTGATACGTGTTAATAATGTGTTTGCAATATTATATATTTTTTCACTGTTTTCACTATCAAAAACGACTGTAGTAGATTTATCAGCATCGGTGGTAGATGTCCCCAAATCTTTTTCCATAAGAGCATGTGACGTAATACGAAATCCAGCTTCATCAAAACCATCTTCATCACTGAAATCTATTTTACGAATAACATAACCACTATGTCTATCTACAATAGAATCTCCATCATCACTCATAACTCCAACCGTAGCACATATGGAGTCTTGTTTGCTATGATAATCTCCCCCTGATACAAATGTATTAGCTAAATCAAAAATAGCTTTTGGAAATAATTTAGCATTGGTATCTTTACAATAAAACCAATACGGGGACTCATTTAATTGTTCAATCATAGGTTCTCTCGTATATTGTGCAACAAACTTACAGATGTCAGTTTGTTTTTTAATAAAATCGGGTTGTCCCATAATAAGTTCACGGAGTTTAACATGCATAGATGTAACAATATCAATAGTGTTAGTTCGCTTACCAATTTCATATGCCAAATTATTAGGTTTATATTCCCGTACCTCCCGTAACATAATATTACGTTTTAATTGTTTAATATAATATGCAATTTTGGATTCCAATTGAGTTTCAAATTCTTCAACAGATTGAATATATCGTTTATTAAATTCAGTTTTAAGTTCTTCTTTAGTATTAGTATTAATACGAATTTTGGCATTGTCCCGAGATTCACATATACGAGATTTATCATTATATAAACAAGGTTCACTTATATTACAATATAAAGATTGAGTATCCATAAACGTAGTTTGTGTAACATCAGTATCAAGAACCCATGTGTCCTTTAATCGTCTATAATATTGTATTTTTTTACGTACATCAGCTTCTAACTGAATCGCTTCTTTTTCATTATCATTCATTTTAGATTCATCAAAGCCTTCTTTTAATGTAGGTTTAATTTCTAATATCGCATAATTCCCAGTAACAACGATTTTTTGTTTAGCAATAATAGTTTTCGCTAATTCAGGAGCCATATGTGACGGACAATTATGTCGTTGTATTAGATTTTCAACAAAAAAATCAACAAATAAATCAGGTTCAAGCTTGGTTTGTTCATCTTTATATTTTTCAATAATATCATAAGGTGTATCATCATATTCCTTATCAAAATACACAACATCAACTTGATTATCCTTTTGTAAATCTTTAATAGAATTATATTTTTTAGATAGAACACGTACCATACAATCGGATGGTTTTATTTTTTCAATATCACCCATATCATCAACCTCTTGGTCATTTAAGGATTGTATAATGTTATTAGGAGTAATAAGTGAAATCATAATAGAGGTGATAGCATTCATAAAAACAGTGCCTGTATCCATTTTAATCATTCGATCTAATAATTCATGTGGAGATAAATCCGGGTATTTTGTTTCACCCGGGTGAATTAAATTGTAAACTTGAAAAAATGAATCGGCAATATCCTTTTTTTCAGCCAAAAGTCGTAGGACAATATTCGGTTTATTGATAACATGATAAGTATAATTATGCATTTTATTAAAGGTTATAATATTTTGTCCAATATGTTTTTTTAATGATTCAATTTCTTTGTTTACAAAATAACGAATAGCTTTGTACTGAGGGTAGGTAATATCATCAGCATAAATCATAAAAGGTTCTAATTGCTGTACAACACTAATAATAGATAATTTATTTTTCATATATTTATGGAAAAGTTGAATGATAGTATACGTTTGTGGTATAATACTTTCAACAAATTTAGTAAACCGTTCTTCATTGTCAATATGGTCAATATCACCTAATACAAATTCATGTATACCTTTAAAGATGGTTTGTTTAGTTTCTGCTTCCATTTTCTCATAATCAATTTCATTATCTAAGTCGTTGAGAATATGAGGAATAATTTCAGTATTTTTGCGTAATGCACGAAATAATGTAAAGTATTGTTGATGCAGAGAAACTCGGTTTAACATATTAGTAGTAGGTAAATGAATAGCTGAGAATTTAAAAACGGGTGCAGGTAATATCATTAAAGATTTTAAACAAATAGTTTCGTTAGGAGTCATATCAGTGCGTGTATATACAGTTTTCCCCCCTTTTAGTAATTGGTCGGATAATTTACTAAGACCAAGATTATACCGTTGCATAACATATTGTCGTTTAGATGCACCAGCCCGTGTGTAAACAGTACTATTAAAATCGTCCAAATTATCAACAATAGCGTCAATATCAGCGAGAACTTGTGTATTATATATACAACCATCATCTCTCTTAAGGTCGTTAATGGGGTTCATAATCTCTTGAATACGTTTTTGCATCAATGCATAATCTTTAAAATCATTGGGGTTACGGTCATAATAATCATTTTGTATCGTTTCCATTTCAGTTAGTGTTGAACCAGTAGTATCTGCAATAATATCTTCAATATCAGTACCATTGTGTATATCATATAGTTTTCGTTGAACTTTAACAATAGGTAAAAGCCATTGTAAACGAATATTCATTTTCATAATATGTTGAACTAATGGTTTATAATGGTCTCCATTTTTTTTAGAATCATATATGTTTTGATTATCATCAAATTTCGAATAATTAGCACGGAGTAATTTATATTTGTGGATTATATTATGAATGTTATTCATAACAGTTTCGGTGCGTTCGCTATTAGGTATAGTGGAGAGTAATTCGTCCATTAAATCATTAACTTGTACATCAATACCATAACGTTGTTCACTTTCATTTACTTCAACCATTTGTCTAATATCTCCAAGGTCTTCATCAAACGGAATAGTATCTGCATCAATGTATAAATCTCGTAAAACTTCTTTAATATTGTTTTTTTGTGACATATCGTCTGGTATATTGATAATAGACTCTCCACTGTTCGTAAATTCAATAGTTGCGATGTCTTCATCTTCTTCTGGTAATTCAGGAACTTCTCCCTCTTCAAGTCCCTGTTTTAACATAGAAAGAGACACAACGGATTTAAGTGATGCGGGTTTCTCGCGTATTATGATTTTTTCAATAGGAATATTTTGCGGTATACCTTGGTATTTAAAATCAATAAAATTCGTTTTTAGTTCAGGATAGGTAATAATCTCTATCATATCCTCATCAAGATTAGTAATTTCTCCTGTTATAATTGCTGGAACATCTCCTCCAATATGGAGGCTAATCCATGTTCGGGGTAACAAATTATTTTGTCGTGCATATCCTTTATTTTCACTTCTACTCAATAAGTTAATTTGTATAATAGATTCATCTGTTAAATTACCGGTTTCATCAATATTTATTTGAGTTTCTGTTAGCGATGCAATATGAATCAATAGAATATGCAAGTTATCAATATATTTGATATACATAGAATTTTCATGTAATGCAACATTAGTAGGTGCAATGATTTCAATGATATCTCCTAATTCCAATGATATAGCTGAACTTATTTCATTGGATGGTTCTATGTTACTACTGGTTTTCATATCCATAACGGAATAATAAATTATATATTATATATCTAAATTATATTTGCACAATACAACAATTGTATATTACACCCATTTGTATAAATAAGTTAAAGATAACATACATATATGTATAATTGCATATAAATGATAAATACTATACATATAACGAATATCCATTCAAATAAAATACATAAGTATGAATCTATAAATAATGGCAATTTATATAAAGTATTATATTATGATGAAGAAATGTTATGTATAGACGATATAGAAACAGGTAGGTATAGGTCGGTAGTAGTTTCAATGCCAGAACATAAAATAATAGCGTTTGCTCCACCCAAAACAATAACATTTCCAATATTTAAAAAAAAAAACCCATGTTTAAAGGATATAGTTATTCACGAATATATCGATGGTATAATGTTACAGGTGTTTTATGATAATAAAACATCTGGTTGGAGATTAAATTCAGTAGTATTAAATAATATTGTTTTTAACAGTGGACTTGACTCAAAAGCATTTATAATTGCAACACATGGCAATATAGAAGAGCCATTTTCCAAATTAGCAATATTAGATTATTTTCCTAAAAATTATAGTTATACATTTATAATAAAAAAACAACCATCATTTCAATCATCATTGTATTTAATATCGGTGTACAAATTATGCAACTTAAACCAAATTATATATGTTCCACAACAAGAGTATGAAAACTGGCCCGAATTTTCAAATTTGTCTGGTATTATTTGTTTCCCTAAACAATGCATAATTAAAGATTCGTATTCAGATTTATTAGATGATATACAATATGATTATAATTCAAGTAAATGGGTATTAACAAATATTAAATCGGGTATGCAAACAACATTATCGACAAATATATATAAATTAAATAAACAGATAACAAGAATAGATAAACCAATAATATTTCAATATTTATGTTTACAACGTATTTATAAAGATTATGAATCGGTTTCTTATTTAACCAAGAAAACCAAAGATTTTTACAGTGTAAAACAACTATATGATTGGTTTATACGTACAATACATGAAATATATATAAAATATTATATTATCAAAACAGGTGTAGAATTACCTATAAAATATAAATCGTTTATTAAACAAATCCACCAAGACTATTATATTTATCCAAAAAAACATAACCAACGAAAAATAGTAAAAAAACAAGACATTAAAGATTATTTTGATAAAAAACATCCATGGGAATTATTAACAATATTATCCTGTGATATATCCTATGTTCCATGATTTTCGGTTAGGTTTTATCATAGTAATTTACATACACCTTTGAATATTTAAGTTCGCACAAAAAAAACTTTTTTTACATAAATGATTAATATCTATCAATTTTCATATAAGCATCGCGACGGCGGTCTTTGCTGCGATTTTTTTCCATTTTCCATTTTGTCCGGTCGGTCTGGTTTGCCCAATCAGAAGGAACGTTTTTGTAAAAATCTTCATACAGTTGTGTGTTTAGAGTAACAATTTCTTCTTCCGTCATATGACAGGTGTCTAAATTGGAAATTTGGGGATCGTTCGGGCAAAAAACAGTACGATTTGTCTTGAATTTTATGCCAAATTCCTGGTTGACAAAGTCTTTATATCTATCGCCACCTCCCCAACCCCAATATTTATCCCTTGTGTGTTGGTCTGCTTTACCCGGCTTATTGAAATTTTGCGATTTAGTTAAATGATTGCAACGCTTCAAACTCTTATATCCATTATTTCCTCCCATTGTGAATTAATATAATATAATATGTTTATATTATATTTGATATGTTTATATTATATTTGATGTTTATTTTTTTTCATATTTTATGCGAACAAAAAATTCAATGGTGTAAAATTACATAGAATTGTATAGTTCGGATAATTTGCTTAATTTTAATATATATTCCGCACAATGTCCACGGTTCGTAGTGTCCATAGTACGAATAGGGTCACGGACTTTATTAATAACTTTCATAAATTCTTTACCATTAGGTATATTTTGTAAATCCGCACTATAGTCTTTATCAAAAAAGAAATTAACATCTCCAGAATTAATAGCTTCAGCATAAGGTGTATAAACCATCTTAAACCACGATTTAATCAATATAGACGGGTTCATTTGTTTTAATGATAATAATGATGTCTTCGCAGTAGCAATATCATCTTGTTCTGGAAAGATAGAAATAATATCGTCCAAGAATGAAACGATTAATTTATTAAATGCTTTATTAACGGAACCTTTATCTGTCATACTAATACTAATACTAATATATTAGAATTCTGTTTATATATATTTATATTATTTTATTTTATTATATCATTTTTGAATGAAAATCTATCACCTAATTACAGAATTTTTTATTTAGACAGTTGAACATTCAAAATGGAACATTTTGTGTGTTCAACAACCAGATACCGCCCAGCTATTTGTAATAACGCCCGAAGGGCGTTCCATTTCAAATGTGCGGCGGTATAAATATGACAATGCAACTTTCCATTGAAAATTTTCAATACTAATTGTATTACCATTTATATTTATCATTTTTTCCCCAGTATATCGGGTAGGTTGAGAAAATGTATAACTACAAATACTTTTATCAGGAATAAAATGATGAAAATTATTAGTTGCAACCATACACACAGCACAATCCATATGGGTAAAACAGATTGTTTCAGGCCAACCCTTTATATATCTAAATGATTCAGTATCTAATAACATAATATCTCCAGATTTTTGACCTAATTTAATAGAATTAATATTTGTATCAAAACACCCAGGGTTACATAAAGTTTTATTAGACTGTTTACAATAAGACAATAATTCTTCTATATTTTGATTAAATCCATTAGTTATAGTAATGGCAGGTACTTCATATGTAGCAAACCGATAAAATATTTTAGGTTTGAGATTATTTTGTATAAATAAAAAGAATTCTTCTGAAAATATTTGGTCAGCAGATGTCATGCATGTATAGGTTCCTTTTGCCTGATTTAAACACTTATTTTTACCATAAGATTCGATTAAATTAAATGATAATGGATTATCATAAGATTGTATAAGTTCAATCAATGAAACATTTTCCGTATTGTATAAACTATCTTTTATCAACATTATATTATTTTCATTAATTTGTTCACAAATTAATATTTCATATGGAATCTTATATTTTTTGCAATAATATTGTACGTTTAAAATATATATATTTATTCGTTCAAGTAAAAATTCATAATTTTTACAAATTTTTATAGTAGTTATAAAACTAATAAGCATTATATGTAATAAATAAACATAATCTTTAACTATAATGTTTATAATATATAATAGTTTTATTTTTGTGTGTTTGTATAAGTATTTCTATTGCGATTTAACCAAACTTGATAATCATAATGAGACATGCATTTACCAGTAATGGGGTGTTCATACTCACAATCTTCTGGACAAGGTGAATTAAATTCAATATTAGCCCACGTTTCTTTATAATTTCGGTTATTTTTTTCCGTGATAGTCATTTGAATAGGTAGTTTATTATGTAATTTAGCAAATTTTTTGTTATACATGTATAAAATAGAAAATGAATATAAAAATCTGAATAAATATATAATATGAAAACAAATAATTGTTCATACTGTAAGGAGATAGGTCATTATATAAATAATTGTAACCACCCTGGTATAAAAATTTTACAAGATAAAATAAAAACAGATGCAGTGATACATATGTATTGTAGGATTAAATTTAATTATAATTTTTTATTAGATTGTTTCAAATTATTAACCTCACCAGAGATACGTGTTTTATTGTATAAAAATGATTATAAGTTAAAAATATCAAGATACCCAACAAAAACAGAATTGCAAACATATTATGATTTTCTAAATGAAAAAATTTCATTTGAAAATAAAGATTATGTTAATATTCCATATATAGAGAATCATTTATTATATGATTATGCAGAAACAATTTATCCAAAGAGTGATATGTCATCTATTTTTTCTATTTATAAAGATATAATTAAAATTTCACCAAGACCCTATTGTTATAAAGTTAGGGCTGACTTAGTAGATGACTCAACTTTACATTTTAACAATGAAAAGTGTCCTATTTGTTTTGAAAATATTGTAAATAAATCTATATGTACTATGAATTGTAATCATAGTTTTTGTATAAATTGTATTGAAAAATATTTGAATTCATTATATAGGCATATTAGTGACGATTATGAATATTTTCCAAGTTGTCCATTATGTAGAACTTATATTTCTTTCATAAAAATTAATGATAATTCTTCATATATGCATTTTCAAGAAACATTTTTTACTGAATTTATCCCTAATATTTTTAATACTATAGATGGAAATGAAATTACACGAATTCATAATTATGAAAAACCATTTTATCATATAATGCCTTTTAATGATAATGATAATGATAATGATAATGATAATGATAATGATAATGATAATGATAATGATAATGATAATGATAATGATGATGATGATGATGATGACATAGATAGTCCATATTATAATCCACTTTATATGCACTATACATTTCCTCTATTGACTAAAGTAAGTAATTTACTACAACCGTTTTTTAGTGAATTATTACGAATTAATTGTGTTACGTTATATAGTGCAGTAACCATTTTAAAACGATGGTTGTTATTTATTTGTATGGTAAATTTAATACTTAGATATCAATATTTAATAATAGAAGGATATCAGAAACATGTAGATAATCAAGATGAAACCGACATGTCGGCTATTTATTTCGGTGTATTTCACTCGTATTACTATCATCATAAGCTTCAGTCAATAGATTAGTATTGTTATTGTTTGTTAAAGATTGTCTAAACAAAGCATTAATTTGGTTAAATAAATAAGGGTTAGATTCAGTATTTAGTGTAAGTATTAAGTCTCGAGCTAATAAATTAATGTTATGTTTAAATATTTCCGTTTCTATTGGACCAATATAGTAGAAGAAAAAGCATATTTCCAGTATAGAAATACCGGTTAAATGATATAATATAGAAAACATTATTTACATTATAATTATAAAGTTCTCGGTTGT